CATTTGCTTTAGCCCATTCATATAAATCCGTTTTTGGATAATTCTTTTTAATTCCCTTAGAATCAAAAACTAACATTTGATTAGCAACAGCAGTAATTGGTCCATTATAATTTTTGCCCCCAGACACAGGGTTACCCGTAAATTTATATAAACCAGATGCAGCTTCATAAACAAGATATTTCTTAAAAGCTATATCTTTAGTAAAAACATCCTCAAATTTTTCGTGTGCTTCATTCTGAGCAATGGTACGATCTAGGATAGTTACAATTTGTGATTTCAATGCTGAATTGTCTTTTGCAACTTCTTTATCATTTGCAGTAAAATAATCTGGATTTATCTGACCGCCCCTTTTTCCAGCTTTCCCTGTCAGATGATCCCCAGTATTAATTTGATATTCATCTGCTACATAATTAGGAATATACTTTTTGTTTAAGTCATCTTTTGTTATAGGTTCAATGCCTGAAATTATTTTTGACTCCCATTTTCTCATATTAGCTGGAATTTTGAATTGAGATAGTTCTGCCTTCATATGATCATCTTGTTTTTTCTTGTTTCTCTCTTTTTTAGATAAATCAGCCCTTCTGTCACTGACTGTCAGATACCAATTAAGAAAATCTTTTTTGCCAGCGCCAGCTTCAATCAGAACACCTTTATATCTAAGTTCATCGAATTCTTCTTCTAGAAATGTGAGGAAATCTGAAATAGCAGCATCTACTTTTGATGATTCATTTTTCTCATAATTCATTATAGCAGAAGCAACCATACCAGATGCTTCACCAGCAGCAGGAGATGCAAGAAATGAACCACCAGCTTGTTTTACAGAAAATGTATGATTTGAACTATCTCCAGCAACATCAGTTTTAGGAGTGGTATTATCAGCAGCATAGCCTAAACTTTTTTTATAATAATTCGTGGCTTTACCTCGGCCAGTATGCACCATATAACTTCCGGCTTCTAATTTAACTGCAATATCTGAACCCTGTTTAAGACCAGATTCCCCTAGAGCTTTTTTCGTTTTTTCCCATTCTTCAGAAGAAATTCCTGCTTGTTTAAGAGCCTCATCTTCACTCATATTTTTGTGAATATTATAACCAACAACGATTGCTTGCTCCATACGAGTAGCAGTTTCAGTGTCAGATTCAGTTAAAAATCTCTGAATTTTTTCTACTGGGGGAGTATAGGATTCGTTTCGGGGTCTAACTTGCCGAACGTATTTTTGCAAACTCATCAATTTCTCCATGCATACGAATGTTTTAACTATTTATATAACAGAGATGCTGATAACTGTCAGTTTATACTTGCCAGCCGTCACCAAAATCAGATTTGTCAAATACTGGTTCTACAAAATCTTCTTGACCGCTATCTACTATATTATTTTGTTCAGATAATTTAATATCAAAAAGTTTCATCTTTGCTCTGTCCAATCCAACCACAAATCGTTTATTAATAGTGGGATCATTATAACGATTCTTCAATTGTTTTACTGCAATCTGATTTAATTCATCGAGCTCTTCACTTGATATGAGTGCAAACATGAGATCAGCCGTAGCAGGCAGCCCAAAACTCTCTGATGTATCTTCCAAACCAATGTCGCTTGAGACAAATCCACTCCTAGTTGTCTGTGTCGCCGACATAATAGGAACATTAGTTTCAACTGCAAGGCCCCTAAGTTCCTCGGCAATGGCCTTGATATACATGTATGAATTGACATTAGTAGCTCCCTTAAATCTGCTTGACGAACAAATATTCAAATAATCTATAAAAATAATATCAGACTTAAATGATTTCTTAATTGCAAGTTCTTTAATCAGTCCTCTAAAATGTCCAGAGTGAGCTGATGCTGTTGGATATTCTTTAACAATTAGTTTACCAGAAGTTGATTTAATAATATTAGCAATCTTGTTATCAAACATCTGCTTGGGTAAGTCATGTAAATCTTCCATAGAAATGTTCATAAGGTTTGCATCAATACGTTCTGCGATACGTTCTTCTGCCATCTCTAAAGTTATATAAAGTACGTTTTTACCTTGTGATAAACAGTTTGCTGCAACATGACACATGAACAAAGATTTACCTACACCAGTGCCAGCAAGCGCAATATTTAACGTCTTTGGAGGAAGTCCACCTTTAGTTATTTTATTAAAAAATTCTAAATCAAAAGGAATCTTCTCCTCTATTTTGTGATAGTAATCAAAGCGAGACTCTGAATCGACCAAATAATCATGGCCAACGCTATTATCAAAACCCACAGCAAGGGCGTCTGTAAGAATGTTAGGAATAGAATCTGGGCCTCTGTTCTTATCTTTCCCATCAATGATAGAAATGCCTTCCACAATCGCATTGTATACCGCCTTATCTTTGCAAAATTGTTCAGTAGTATCTACCAACCAATCAAAGTCTACATCAGTAGAATTTAATGTTTGTATAACCGCAACAATTTTTTTATATTCTTCTTCGTTTAAATCTTTTCTTCCTTGTACTTCAATCTCTAAAGAAGTTTGTGTAGGAATCTTATTATATTTGTCTACAAACTTTATTATCTCTTCAAGTACTGTTCTTTCTATCTTATCAGAAAAATAATCTCCCTTCATAAAAGGAAGAACTTTTCGAGCATATTCTTCGTTAGTTACAAGTTGTGTGAGAGCTGTTCGTTCAATGGTCTGGGACATAACCGAGTTTGTTCCCCTTTAATTGTTCATCTATAATATCTACCAGAATATCACCAATAAGAGTAAAAAAGTCTTCACCAAACTCTTCTCTTGATATTCCTACATTATCTATTATATCATATTCAAACTGAAAAGGCAAGGTTCCATCATCATTTTCTTTTTCTGGAACAGACACTTTTCCATAATTATATATCACGCCATTAAACTTTCCACCTTTAATACAAATAGAAGCCCATTGAGCCCCTGCTTGAGAAACAAACATATATTTACTTTTTATATCAGACATAGTGCAAATAAGTGCCTGCGATATATTTTGGCCCATTTATTGGTTTTTCTGCTGCATGAATCCACGGCCAAAACGGAGGAAACATTATCAAGGAACCGCGTTTGCAAGGAGATATAAGTTCATCCCCCTTCATAAGAAATTTAGTTCGACCACCTTCATTATCATTAAGATAAACAAACGTAATTAAAAATCTTTTAGCAGTTTTATAATCAAGCACATCTACATGGTCAGGAAACTCATCTGTCGTATCTGACATATATCTTTTCATCTTAGGGGGTTCTACACCAAAATTCTCTGGCCACTGAACAGGTTGCACATCACAATCTTTTTTATATTGTTCAACATGTTCCATAATAACATTTACCAAAAAATTTACATCATCTTTCCAAATAGTATCAGGCGAATGTAACAAATTTATTTGTGTTAGGGTGGCTCCACGGCCGCAATCTTGAACTTCTTGATGTTCTGTATCAGATTCAAATCTATCAACAAATTCTTGACATTTTGAATCAGAAATAACATCAGTATAAATTTTAGCACAATTAAACATCAATTCTCAGTCACTTCTAGCATATTTAAATTCTGTTTCTGCTGCTATTTCTAAATCGTGCATAACCTCTTCTGTAAAATATGTTTTCGGATTATTTAAAATAGTCTTACCAAATTGTTTGGAACCATCAGGAAGTTCATATCTCGTAGACACTTTCTTGAAAATTTCATACTTCTCTGCAAGTTCCAATAGGCCGTAATATCTATCAAGTCCTTTATCATATGTCAACCGAACATCAACTATTTTATTTTCTTTTGTTAAACGAGATTTATGATTCTTACAATGAATAATATTACCGATTACTTCTGTTCCATCCTTTTCTTTTTTTCTAGAAAGGTATATAATAGTAGACGCTGCATATTTGAGTCCAGAACCACCGCCCATTTCCTTTTGAGGAAACATGCTACCAACGACATCATAAGTATGATTTGTAACTACCATAGGAACCTTGGCCCGTCCTAGTTTCAAAGTCAATACGCGAAATGCAGCTTTGAGAACTTGTGCTCTTGTCATATCTCTTGTCTCTTTACCTTCTGCTGTATCTTCTACTTCTTTGGTTGTAGATAGCATACCAAGAGAATCAAGACATAGAAACAGAGGTTTTCTATCTGCTTCATTTTGTATAAGATATGAGTCCAGAACTTTTAATGCCTGAGTACGAAATTCTTGTACGGTAGTAACAGGCATCATAACCATGCGTTTAGCATCAATACCACGATCTATGACCATCTGTTTCGTAATAGCACTTTCACTCTCAAAATATATAACGCCAGCATTTGGGTATTTGTCGAGAAAGTTCTTTACAATTCCCATAAGAAAATAAGTTTTACCTGTTGCAGATTCCCCTGCAAGAGCGGTTATTTTATTTGATGCAAGCCCACCATTAAGAGAACCCGAAAGAAGAGCATTGAGAATATATGATCCAGTATCAATAAAAGAGTCAACATCTCCAGCTTCTACTCCGTCATGTACTATTGAGGCATATTCATTCCCAACTTCTTTAATTATACTCTTTAAAAAATCTGTCATGTATTATATATCTCCTACTTAAAAATTAAACTCATTTTATCGCAATTGCACCGATAAAAAGATGGTTCTGCCAAAATGATTGAATAGCCTTGAAACCAGCCTGATCCAGCATATCCTCAATTTCACACCAAGAATTTGGTTTTAACATATTTTGTAAAACCTTTTCTTTATCCATTATATCATCATATGGAAACTTTTGATTCTTAAATTGGTAGTATATTGTTCGTAACATATTCTCAATCCGACTATGACTAGTATCAATCTTCTCTGCAAAGATAAATGCGCCACCTTCATTTAGTCCACCATATACATTCTGGATTACTTGTGACCTAGAAGCGTATGGCATAAACTGTAGAGTGAATAGAGATGTTACTAGAGAACAATTATCAAATTCATAATTACGAATATCATCAAGAATAAAATCAACCTTTGTATTGGGGTATTTTTTATCAAGTTCTTTTTTTCTGTCCTCAATATTACCAAAGAATCCTTCTGCAACTTCTACACCAACATAGTTTGCATTAGGACAAACCTCATTGTTATACTCCATAACCTTTGCTGTAAGTTTACCCGTAGAACAACCAATGTCTACAACTTTCGTATCAGCTTCGACAAAATACCTTGAAAGGTTTATAACATCATCTAATAGATTACGATATCCTCTTATACTCCAATCAATGTGTTCATCAAATCCTTCTTGCCTGTGAGCAAAAGTAAAATCAGTCATTATATTTCTCTAACACCTTTTCATAAATTGATGAAGCAATTCTTTCCATCATTAACGGTGGAACCATGCGGCCGCAGCGTTCTGCTTTCTGATTCCATTTACCTGTCAACTTGAAATCATCAGGTAAGCTCATTATACGCTTTAATTCACCTAAAGTCAACTTCCTTGGTTCAATCCAGTGAAATGCTCCAGCAGTTGTCTCTGCTGACCCCATCGCTGTAATAGTAGGACAAGGTTGATACTGTGAAACTCTTTTCAAATTAAAATGATGACCTTTGGGATGATAATCCATTCCAGTTAAAACCTTATCAGGATCAGTGGGCATCTTACTTCCTGTCTGTTTCCAGTATGCAGTCTTAATCCATTTGTCAGTAAGATACTTTACTTCTTCAGAGTCATACTCCAAACCAACCATAACATCCTTAACAGGAATAACTTCTTTATCTGGCTCAGGAAATACTTGTGAGATATTCATAAAGTTATATCCAGCCTTCTTTGCAACGTCTTCACGAACACCAATAAAAATAACCCTAGTCCTTGTTTGAGATACCCCATAATATCTACTGTCTAATACCTGAGCACAAACTTCATAACCAATATTTTCAAACTCATTAAGTATCTTGTTAAAATATTCTTTAGCTTCACCAACTGTC